GTTGTAATTACAAGATTAGAATTAGATGAATTTAAATTAGAAATATTTTTTCTAGGTAATCTAGTAAATAAAGAAGCGTCTCTTATATTTGTAATTAAAGGAATTTTAACTCTAAAAGCACCTGAAGTTGAACCAGTTGTTATAATATTACCCTTACATACATCAGCAACATCATCAACTCCGTCCAATGTTAGTGTTTTTCCATCATTACTTATATTTGTTACACGATTAAAAACAGGATCTGCAAAGTCATTTGAGTTATAAGATATAACTGAATCTGTGGTAAGTCCTACTTTACCTGCAAATCTTCGACCTGCGACAGTAGCAGTATTAGAAAGAGCACCACCAGTGACTGATAATTGATCTGATGGTGAAAAACCTGGTAATATACGATCATAAAGAACAGAATCTGCTAAAAAATCAGATACTAAACCACTACCACTAATAGAATTAGAGTCTTGATAAACAGATTTGATGTCAAATACATTATATGCATGTATTTCTATAATAGAAGATTTAACATCAGTTATTTTTTCATTGTATATTAATTGTTCTCCGACTATAAATGTGCCTGTAGTTTCAGATACGTTTAATTCATTTGAACCACTTGTATTAGGAGTCTCTGCTAAATATCCTATCGCACCACTGGATAGTCCTCTAACTCTAGCTCCTTTTACTTGTGTTGTATCTATATTTGATACTTCTAAAGTAGTGTAAGTTTGAATATCATACAAATGCAAATCAAACTCTGTTGATGCACCACTGTAAGATGCGTCTGTTACTCCAAATGAATATACTCTTGCTTCTCCTATCTTTAAACCAGTCCCTGCTGCATCGCCATTAACTATAGTGCTATTATCTCTTCTTTGATTATAAAGTTCAATAACGTTAGAACCAGCAGTTCCACCCAAATTAATATATGGTGTTCCAAATACATTATTTACTCTCAGTAAACTGCCCATACTAAAAGGTATTGAAGCAGAGTTTACATTTTTTACATCTCTTGGTTTAGGAACATCTAATACTGTTGTACCAGGCAAATATACATCAAAACCTTTTACATAAGCTTTACCAGGAGATAATTTAACACATAAAGTATCTTCTGAAGGTTTATTACCTTGATCTGTTAACTGATTTTCAGTATATAATCCGTTTGATTCTATTTCATCATTTAATGAATTTTGTAAATTAACACGAAATGGTTCAACAGCATAGTTACCTGACTCATCAAATGTTCTCTTTGCAAAATATTTTTTAATCTCTGAATAAACAGTTGTATCTTGTACTTTTTTCTCTTCACCCTCTCTAATTCGATATAATTCTACAAAACTAGTATCATTATTATCAGTTAATGCTTTTTTGGTCAATTTGACAGAAATTTTAAATCTATCAGCACCAGGTGCTGCAAAATTAGTAAAACCTTTTGCATTATCATATAATGAAGAATCATCATTCGCATTTACAACTTCCTCAATGACCTCTAATCCAACTCTATATGATGGTTTAGGATTATAAGGATCTAATATTATAAAAGATGTTGGAACATCTACAAATGTACCACGCACAAAATATACACCTTCACTAATACCAAATCCCGAACCAGTCGCTGATGCACCCTGTAAAGATAATGTCAATACAGTCTCACCTGTGTTTATGGTTGTATTTCCATAAGTTAAACTTTCTTCAAGTATTAAAATTTCACCATCAGGAAAAGCAACACTCTGACTTTCTGTACCCGATTTATTATATTTTACAAATATTGTTGGTTCTTCTACACCTTCATTTGGTGGTAGAACATAATTTTTTATTGTCGCTACAATACCTGATTTTTGACCTCTAACCCTTGTTCCTTTACCATTATTTTTTGAAATTAAACTATCCAAGTAAATTGAGACATCAACACCAAGATGAGATGGATTTATTTTACAAGAAAAGTAGGATTTGTCAACTTCAATGCCACCAGGTATGACCATCGAACCTTCTTTGAAAATATGCTTTCCAAAATTTTCAACTTGATTTTGCAATATAGACTGCAACCCAGACAATTCTCTTGCTTGCACTGGTTTACCAGGTTTGAAAAGAATTTTGTAAAAGTTTTTCGCCTTATCAAAGTCGTCATAATAAGGACTTATATTTAAATTTGTCTTTTGTGGCATTTTAGAACTCTAATACGATTTTGATGTCCTCTTTTTGTCGGAGACTTCTATTAATTTCAGGTCTATTATCCAAATAGACAATTTGTCCCGACCCTTTATTTATCTCTGAATCAGATAACCCTGCTTGGAATCTAGTTCCCAAATTAATTAATTTAGCACCAGTTGGATTAGTTGTAATACCTGAAAAATTAATTTGTATATTCCCAGAAAATTGAGATGATTTTCCTTTTATACTATTTGCTGTTGATCCAGTTTCAAATTGATAAATTCTTCCATTTGTATTCACACCAACTTGGTCAGTATGATCGAAGGTAGTACCATTAAAATATAATGATCGATCTCTGAAGTATTTAAGAACTCCAGTGGTTTCATCGTAAGAACTTACATATCCCTTTGCAATTTTTTCAGCATTGGGGGGAATTGTAAGAACCTGATTTATTTCTTCACCTATTTGAGGAGAACCTATCGGAAGTCCAGTATTTGGGTCAGTCTCAAAACTATCTATTTTAATTGCTTGTAATGATGAAAAAGTATTATCTGTATAGATAACTTCACTATCAATTTTGGTGGGGTTCTTAACTATACCAATCTGTGCAAATTTAGAATCTACAGGAAAATCTTTAGTAGAATCATCAAATCTTGCATAGATAAGCACTTTATCAGTTCCTAATTCAGTGTAAATATCATCTCCGTGACCTCTAGATGGTGGAATTATAGGAATCAACTTTGCTCTCTCTGTAACTTTTTCTGGGTCATGAAAAGCATCTAAATCAACAAGAGCCCATGTATATCCCCTACCTCCAGCACTTACAGTAACATTAATTATTTTTCCACCATCTATGTCAACTCTTGCCTTTCCTCCAGTGCCATCTCCTACAATATTTACTTCTTCACCTATTGCATTATTATATCCTGCACCTTGATTTTCAATGTAAATATGTTTTATTTGGTTTGAATTTATTTCTGAATTACCATTTTCACGAATCGCTCTTATCTGTGCGTCAGTGCTTGTTGACCAATTATTTGGAACTGATATAAATTCTGTTGAATCAAACTTAATAGTATCACTAGCAGGAACAGTAAATAAGTACTTCCATACATAACCATCACCACTGTTACCTGCTTTTGATGGTTCTGTGCCTTCAAAAGTTGGTTCATCCTGCGAAACATTACCTAGTGGATTAGAACCTGTAGAACCGTTATCAATGCAAATATAAACTTTAAGTTCAGAGGTGACAACATAATAATTTGCATCATATAATCTATTTGCCTTTGTTACTGGACTTTGATTTGTAGCACTGTAATCGTCTCTATAAATTTCATACCTAGATCCAGAAACCCAATTAACTCTTCTTATAAGTCTCCTTATATTGGCAGATGCTATTTTTTTACCATACATCATAGTATCACCTGCATGCCTTCGATATGAAAAACTATCAGTTGGTGCTGGTGTATTTGTATTCCAATTATTGTCTCTACCAAATTGTTCTCCAATAGGATTTGTTAATCCTAAAAAGACATAATAAGAATTATTTGTATCTTGAACTGAATCTACAAAATTATTTGCATTCAAAATTCTGAATTGATCAGTAATAATAGCTGACATCTGAAATCGAGTATCCTTACATTTCTTTCTATTTATAGTGATTCTAGCATCAAGTTACTGTGCACTTAATTCTGCTCTAATTGAACCAGTGTTTCGATGACCAGTTTCACCTATATTATCATAATTTTTTCTTTGAATGGTTGGGAATGTTGAAAGACCAGCATCCACTGTTAATCCAGTAACACCAATTGAAATGGGGTTAGATGAACGTATTAAATCACTTCCTACATTTGAAGAACCATATAATCTTCCCCAACTCAATTTACCCAGTGAAGTTGTTATTCCAACACCATTCAATTGGAAGAATCCTGTTTGGGCAATACCAGCAATTGCTGTATTACTATTTGTATGTACATTACAAGTAATTGTACCTTTTGCACCACCAGCAGACATATCAACAGTATTAACAATATAAACATTATCAAGGAAAGTTGTCCCTATACCAACTACTTCTGAATTAGAAGAATTTACAGATGTCAATCCTTGTCCAACTTTTGTATCCGTAATTAATATGGGATAACCAACCTTAAGTGTGTTAGCAAGAGCATTTACAAAACCTCCATCTGTACCTCTAGTTACTGCGTGGAAATCAAATTTTAATGCTAATGCATTAGGTCCAGTTCTAGTAGTCGTCGTAATACCTGTTATAATTCCAGTATATCCTTCAAAATTAACAATATTTTTTATTTGCTCATTTTTGAATGGAGGACTTTCAATAACTACTTGAGGTGGATTACTTGAATCATATCCAAGACCTTCATCGGTAATTTGATCAAAAGCGACTGAACCATTAGAAACTGTAAGCGTTGCTGTTGCTGTTGTTCCTACACCAACACCAATACCTGAAGGTGGTGCTGCTATTCTTACATCAACTGTACCCTCATATCCAGAACCTGATTCTGTAATAGTTAAGGAGGAAATAGTACCAGTCCCAGATACGTTTGCTACAGCAGATGCAGGAGTAGGAATTTCACCTGATGTTACTAATGCGTCTACTCCACTAATAGTGAGTCCATATCTGTTTTCAAAGAAAAATGACTGTGCATCATCTACGAAAATACTATTAGATCCTTGCACTCCTAATCCAGATGTGGTTGTAAAATCACCAATTATTTTAGATGTAGGATAAATTTGAGCTTCTAATATAGATCTAGATTTTGCAACCAAAGTTCCATTTATTTGTAAATCTCTTTTTTGTTTTGTCCACCTAATTGGTTTTTGATTAAATTCATCAATTCCCAAACCTGTATATATGTCAGTATCTACTTTATCAGTATTAAGTATTTCTTTAACAACTCTTTCATTAGTTTGTGTCGTTGTAATACCAGGTGATACATCACTCTTAAATATACGAAGGTTGTCACCAATTTTTATTGTTTCCATAACATTCTCAAGTTGAACATCTATACCGTCTATACCTTTATAGAAGTAAATATCAACCTGATCATGATCATTTAAACCTTCACCAGTTTCTCCTTGAGGAGGTTCTGTAAATGTAAATGTTGTTCCACCATTAAACTGATAAGAAATACCAGGTTTTTGTAAAACACCATTAACAAATATAAGTAAGACTGCATCCAAGTCAATTAATGAAGAAAGATCATTTGTATCATCTTTTTCAAAACTTATAAGTTCTCCATTAAAGAATAATGGGAATCTAACTCTTTGTCCATCTTGTAAGAACTTAATACTGTCAATTGAATCAATTTCACCAAATTGCCATGCCGAAAACTTATCATTAAATATTTCAACAACTTCTAATTCAAATTCTTGTATTGGTGCTGATAAATGTGCAGCAGTTACAAGACCAACAGGTTTAAATTTATCACCTTTTTTAAATGAATATCCTGCTCTTGCTATCTCAAATTCACTAATCGTGAATAAAGTTGAACCGATTCCAACAGAGGTTGTTGCTGCACTCACACCAACGTTCAAGAGTAGATTTTTACCTGTTTCTGTTGTTGCTCCAACATCTAATCTAGATATACCCTCAACTTCGAGATTTTCATAGATTGGTTCAGGTATCATAATCTGTGGATTTATGTATCCAGTACCAGAATCTACAATAGTAAATGCAAGCGATCCTCCTATACCTACTGACGCTGTTATTTCAGCACCAGTACCACCGCCACCACCAGCACCAACATTAACAGTAATAGAATCAGTTGTAACTGATGTGATTGGTAAAAAGACATTATTCGCTGGATCTGTTGCACGAGGATAAGGATGATTACTAAAATGATTATCTTTATCACAAGTGAACACTAAAGAATTAGTTGCGATTTTTATTTTATTACCTGTGGATGTTGCTTGATCAAATACAGATAAACCATGTGATGGAATAATTAATACTAATTCACCAGTTGATGATTCATATATTACATCGGTAGGTGTAAATGTTGAACTGCTATTTTCAACACTAATAGAATTACTTGATGAACTTACAAATTTATGTAAGAAATTAATATCTGTTACCCCTATTGCTACAGGTTCTCTATAACCTGATCCAAATGTTAAATCTTCAAAGAATTCAAATGCATGACCACCACCCTCATAAGTATGAACAATTGTACTTGGTCCTGCTTGAACTTCAAAACTTCTTTCTGATACAACACCTACCAAGAATAATGGTCTCTCATGATCTTGGAATATCGTTGTGGTAACTCCACTATATCCATCACAACTAAATTCAAGGTTTTTTAGTTTAACTGTATTTGGACGATTGAGTCCAAATCCATGAACATCATTTGTTGTAACTGTTATAATACCTGATATATTATTATATTCAGCAGTTTGAATACCTAAACTTACACCAGATGATGTGGCAATACCTACAATGCTTGTTATTCCACCACTTGCATCTGTAAATGGTTTTACATTTGCACCTACGAGTGGTGCATATCCCAAACCAGGTGTTGAACCTAATGATACAATAAGACCACCTCTTGGTATTTGATTTTGATTAATGTCATCAGCAGCTACAATAAATGTGCCATTTTCTGATGTAATACCAGTAAATCTAATTGATGATATTCCAGCGGTGGTATCTGCTAAAATTCTATAATTATTATTAGTTGCACTTGCTGTAAATGGTCTTTGATATACACCATTAATGAATACAACACCATTTCCCACCTCAATGCCAGCAGATGTATTTGCACCTCCTACCTTTAAAGTAAAGTTTGTTGTAAGACCAGTAAAATTATCAGATATGTCATCAAATAACATATTTGTTGTATAATCTTGTCTAGTAAATGTTCTTCCACTAAAATCTGCCTTGACAAAAGGTAATTCAGTATTACCTTTTCTTGATCGGGTATTACCTTTAGGTGGACTAATAAAATGAACATTACTATCAACAATATTAAATGATCCTCTATGAATTCTGACAAGATCACCAGCAGAATGTTGTGTAGCACCAATTCCTAGTGCTCCCCTTTCAACTCTAACTGTAGGAACTGTCGATAACCCCTCTGATATATTTTGTTGATCATCTATTTTTCCACTTCCATCAGATGTACTTGAAAATCCAACTTCAGTAATCTTCATAAATTCATCATTTATCTTCAATACATCAGATGTTGCGATTGAACCAATTCCACTCAATGAGAATTGTGATGTTCCAGCACCAATATTAACACCTAATGTATGAGTTAAGGATGTAAATGTTATTGGTTGCTGTGTGATGCCATCCAATCCAATCATTGTTTTAGATAACTTTTTAGTCATATTCAACTTGTGTCGATTACCAGAACCTACACCAGTAAATGTGATCGCAATACCAGATGTTATATCCTGCCTTGTTGGGAATAATTGGAATTTATTAATATCTTCTAAAACTTTAACAAAAACAGTAGATGGTAAAATATCTGTTGTTACACCAGCATTGTTTACTGTAGAACCAATAGAAACTGGTGTTGCAGCAACACCTACAAATGATGAATCA